AGGAACCACACAAGACGGAGAAGATTGAGCAAGGGCGCTTTCGGATTATCGTGTGTCCTGGAATCCGTGACGACTTTCTTTCACGCCTCTTGTTTAGACAGGAGGTTTGTGAGTTGTCGGACATTGCACAAGAGAGTGATGCCTCATTGGCACACGCTTGGCAATTTTACAGTACGCAGTTATCCGATAAATTGTCCCATTTTGATCAGAAGACCAGGTTGTACTCAGACATGACGCAACATGATTGGAGTATTCCACTTGAGTACTGGTCTCAGATCCGTCTTGGAAACCCATCTTGCAGGTACTGCAATATGAAATCATCTTTCATACAGGCTATGCTCTCAGCACGCCTCGTCCTTTCAGACGGGCGTGTGTTTGAGTGCAATCCACTCTTACGAGGGTGGATGCCTAGCGGGTGTTATGTCACTTCGGCATACGATACCATATTCCGAGTTCTGATGAGGAAGGAGGTGAGCTACTATGTGGCCCTCCGGCCTGAGCAGATCATCGCTTGTGGAGACGATGCCGTTGAAGAAGACACACCCGGTTTGAGAGAAGCTTACAAGAAGTTGGGTTTCATCATCAAGGTCAGTGGTCCGGAGTTTTTGGGCTTCGGAGTCAAGGCTGGTGACACCAGTGGGGAACCTATCCGCGTCGGGCGAGCTCTTTGGAGCTTGGCTCGAGCCCGTCCTGAACTGGTGGATGAGACAATACGTTCTCTTCTCACTGTTTGGACCGGCACGGAAGCCTGCAAATCTTTGTGCAGGGTGTTCCCCGGTGTCTCTGCACCTCCAGGTGATTTCACACAACCGCCTGAGAGGTGTGGAGCGCTGGTGCCACAGTTTTGGCGGTTGGGTTAGACCCTCACTACGCCCCGGAATTTAGAGATAGATCTGAAGGGGGCATTTGTAGTGGGGTTGGGGGCCAATTAAGCCGATTGAAATTTACAAGCTTATTGGCGTGAAGCTGACATGAACAAATCCAAGGGGAAAGGCAAGAAGAAGCCCAAGAACAGGAGGGAACAACCCCTCCCGGGTCTTGGACGGGTGAAGACTGAGCATTCTCAGCATCTGGCCGACCCATCCCTGGTAACCTTCAAGAATGGGATCGTGATCAGACACCGTGAGTTGCTCATCTCGAATCCACCTGGATCGACCTTGACTGCCTGGTATATCAATGCCGGTAGCGAGGCGATGTTTCAGTGGATGGCACCTATTGCTCGCAGATTTGAACAGTACCGTTTCAGGAAACTGAATTTCATCTGGCGGAGCACTATGGCCGCTACTGATGCTGGTGGAATTGTGATGTCTGTTGACTA